ATCCCGGTCGGCGCATCTTCTCTTTTTTTATTAGACTGTCAATCTAAGCAGTTTACACTTTTTATAATTTTATGTAGTTGAAAGTACTTTATGTACCTATATAGAATCTATAGAAAGTCAATTTTTATATGACAATTCCATCTAAGTTTTACTTACATGGTACAAATGGACCTAATCAATGAATTTGTCAGGGACTGTGAACTACGAGGACTAGAGTTGCGCACAGTTCAAACTTACAGAGGCAGTGTTAGAAGGTTCCTCGATGAGTACCCAGACCCGACAAAATGCACGAAACACGAGATACTTGATTATTTAGGCCATCTGCAAACTAAGGATATTACAGTAGGTACTATCAAACGTGATTTTGCAGCTATATCCGGACTATTTGATTATTTGTTGTTCTGTGAAAAGATACGAGTAAATCCAGTAGGCCAGATCAGGAAAAGATATCTTAATCAGCCTGAAATGCCAGAGTCCAGGCAAATACCAGAACTAAGCGAAATGAGGCAATTGATAGGCAGTATAGAGCCTGAATCAGTATTGGAAAGAACTATTGTAACATTCCTGGCTAAAACTGCAGGACGTAAGGGTGAGTTCCTGGCACTCAAGAAGGATGACGTTGATCTCAGGAAAGATATGATATACTGGCCTTCAAAAAAGAAACGCAAGATCAGGATTGGATTTGTAGATCAGGAACTTCACGACCTGCTTGAAGAATACTTGATCTGGAGAGAAGAGCAGAAACCAAAAAGTGAATATCTCTGGATATCTACCACAGGTCACAGAATACACAAGGATTACGTTAACGCAGTCATTCAATACTATGCTAAACCTCTTGGCATGCATGACCATCACGGACCCCTACACACTCGTTTAACTTCCCATTGTCTGCGTGGATTTTTCACTACACAGATGCAGAGAGCAGGGATGCAGGAAGTTTATATCAAATGGCTCAGAGGAGATTCATTAAAGAAAAAGACCTGGGCTAATAATTACCTGGAATTTGACCCGGAATTGGTGAGGAAAGAGTATCTTTCTTGTGTTCCAGAGTTGATAATGTGAATGAAACATTAGGCAAATTTTATTTTGCAGATTCATCAATCACTACTAATCATTAACAATATTAAAAGAAACAAACACAAACATGTATTTCTGCGCTATATGCTATATCATATGTACATGTTACGTGTGAAATCATCTTCTTCATGCTTGTTCTTTTTTTCTCTCTCTTCAATATGGTAATAATCAGGAGTTTCTTTATAATCAGTCCCAATATTTGCAAAAAAAACATTTCTTGTTCCAGGACCTGAGCGAGTTCTAATAGCCGTTGGATATTTTTTACTTATTACAACAGGTGCAGGAAGTTTACTTATTACGGAAGGTGTAGCATTAGATGAATCTGATTTTATTTTTACATCAGCATCTTTTTTATCTTCAACATTTGCTTTATCAGTATCAGTAGTACAATGCCTGAGATTTTTTGCACAAATTTGATTAAGAATAACCATTAACAACATGAAAATATATCCTATAGTACCTACTACGGCATTACCAAAGTAAATACCTATTACTATTAAGATACCAGATATCAAAATACCTGCATGAGAAACAAACATCTTATGCGCATTTTCCATATTTTCACACCAGTTCAAATAACATCAGCAATGTTGCATATGTAAATCCTACAATTCCTATTGCATACGAGACAGTTTTTATAGACACCATTTCAGTCAATTTCTCCTCATATGTGGAAATAAGCATACCTACATATGTGGCCATTGCACTGACCAAGAATGCCACATCTATTATAGCAATGAAAAGTACAAAAACCTTTGTTAATCCTTCTTCAAAAGGGCTATACCCCCCTTTTAAATAGAATATAAGTGCGAAGCAGATATTAATAAAAGCAACGCAGGTGGTAATTGATATTGTATCAAAACTGCGAACATGATTATTTTCAGGCATTTAAATTACCTTGATCTATTTTAGATTTAACAACTTCTAAATCAGATTTAACACGTTCTATGTTTCGAATAAACTCACACAGTTCCTGATATGACATTTGGAATGTAAAATTATTTTCCCTTTCTTGTCCATCTTCATCTTTTTTAGAAAACATATTAATCTGAACAACAGGTACAAACTTTTTGAAATCACCTTCTTCTGTAACAACTGATCTTAAGTTTGTATTCCATGAAATTCCTGCTAACGATGGTACTACTGAATAAATAGAATTCATTTCATCTTTATATTCATCAAGATTCTGTGCGTATTTTTTTCCACATGAATCATATATATTCATGACTTTTGTGTAAGCATCGTTGGAGTCTATGTAAACTCTTAATTCATCACAATTAATAGTTTCATTATATAAGTTCACGTAAAAATATGTGGCTACTCTTAAAATATAGTTTATGTCTCTATCTGATATTTGGTATTCCTCAGACAGTTCATCTACGATTTTAGCAGGATCTTTTTCTATTGAAGGTGAAGCACGGCTAATCATATCATTTAGAACTTTTTCATCTTGTTTTAAGAAAAGGTCAAGTTCACTTCTAAATGAAGGAGGCTCTCTTGAACCAAATAATTTTAAGGAAACAATATCTTTGTCAGACATCTATTTTCTCCATTTTGATTATTATGTATGTTCACTAATACATAGTAATAGATTATAAAATTATTTATTTGTACGTTGGATTATTTAATCATACTTTAAAGCATAAATTAAACGAAAAATAAAACTCAAGTTGAGTTTCTTCTCCATACGTCGCATTATCCTTCGGTATAAGGAGCATAGGGGGCCAGCCTGAAGGCTGGCCCCTGCATGAGCTCAAACACTCTCATTTTACTGCAACGGGATTGTACAAAAAGGCAATTCTATAATTTCCCTGGCGTTTCTGCAGCTGTCTGGATGAGCTCGTCCGGAACAACTCAAAACACAAACAATAACTACAGTAGTAAATAGTTTTAATAAAAAAGTAAAATTATATAGCTGTACAATAAGGAAAAAAATCACTGTATAAAGTTAAGATCTCAACTTATTCTTTACAACTACCTGGATCTTATCCTTGAGCTCATCCGAGAACACCAGGACAAATGAAGTTAGACCAGATCCCAGGACAAAACCCACCAGGAACATTAGAAGGATGACCTTAACGTATTCCATGGTAAAAGCATGGGAAAGAAAGACCTGATCATTTGATATCAGGAAATCATTTCCATATTGTACAAGTGTAGTGTTCAGTGTAGCATTATACATTTCACCGCTTCCAGTAAGAACGAACTTTAAAGGATATCTCAGAAAAGGCCAATGATAAGAGATGCCAGAGACCTTGTAAGAACATAAGATCTTCATTCATCTGTCACCAGCTCCGGAGAAGAGAACCTATCTTTAATTCTAACAATAGCGTTTTGCAAAAATGATCTTTCAGCTTTCCTGTTACCTGGATCAATTCCCAATTCTTCAGACCAATTAACAAAGGTTGGTTCCTCATCGCAATCCTTGCGGAAATAGTGAGTATCATAAGCCCTTGCAACCTTGCCAGAGAACCTTAAATGAGACCTGTTATACATGGCCTCTTTGTCCTGGTGTCTGCGTTTGAAGTCATCTTCTGTAAGGTATGCATCAATAGTGAACCAGAGAGGACGACCTATCAAGGGTATCTCGGTCTTTTTTACATAGAAGAAGGTATCAGTCATTTCACGGATAACAAGATCGATCCTTGCAGGATTTTGAGCTATCAGGTTGATATCATTTCCATTATGGCCATTGGTAGAAAAGAACAGGTGTTCATCATCTGTGAAACTCTTATGTTTCCTGCTGTTGAAGTCCCTGTATGCTTCGTCTATGAAAATGTAGCTATCATAGATAGGGAGATACACATATTCAGGCTTCCAGACATCACAGAAGCCAAGTTTAGGGTGCTCAATGGGATAGTTAGAGAATACCCTACCCTTAAAATCAGGGTCTTTCAATCTCTTCTTATGGACCTCTTCCATTCTCTTCAATGCTTCAGCAGTACAGGTAAATGTCTTACCTTTCCTTGGAGGAGCCCAGTATATGTATATCATACTCAGGAAGAAAAGCAATATATTGAACAGTAGATCACCACCTAAAATTGGATTTTAAGTACGTCTAGGGCAATGCTTACATTGCCCTGGACTTTTGACATCGGTCATGCAGGATCCTAAAGACAAATGATCAATAAGTCTAAAGAACTCCACATGACCCGACGTTATTTCTTAGCTCTGAAGAACTTACGCACAAGAGCAAAGGCCATACCAACAACTGCAGCAGCTGTGAAAATGACAAGAGGCATTTCAAGGAATAGCATCATGACATCGGTTGCAATACCGATGAACCAGATGATCACTATTGACAGGTTATCGAGCATTTCTTGGGTTCCCATTCTACTTTCTCACCTCCCCCCATTTCCTATGTGTGAACCAATGAGCTTGAAAAGATCAATTACACCTACAAAGACCAGAACAAGGAAGCACCCTGCTACAAGCATGCAGATGATGTAAGTTACATCAGATGTAGGAGTTCCCAGGAAATCATAGATCAATGGCATTACGTTACTTACCATTGGTAGTCGTCCTCCTGTAGAGCATATAGAAGGTTTGTAATAATTCACAAAATGCTATCACTATCAGTAAAGCGATAATGACTTCCTGACCCCAGGGATAAGAAGAGGTCGCAATAGTTGAATTAAAGAGATTATCAGCAAGTTGAAAGGTCATTAAGAGTCCTCCGAATGTTTGGAGTTATCATCGATCAGTGCAAAGATCCCCCACATAGTTACTGCAACAAATTCCAGAGCAAGGAATAGGTCGAGGACTGAATGAGCATCGAAAATGAAGACATTATCAAGCATCTGGAATACCAGGCCGATCACATCCAGGAAGAAACCTAAAGCTAGTAGAAAGTCGCTCATATTTTGTTCCCCAGTATCTCAATGTCCTTTAGGAACCAGTAGATACGCAATACAAAGGCAATGCCAAGCATGATGAGAATTAGAATTATCCAGACCGAGGGCATCCAGAGACTGACAAAGGTACTGATCATAGAGTATACGGAGTTAAAGAATGTGAAAAGGGAACTTATCAGGCCAACGAAAGCACCTATGATTATCTGAATTATGTTTGTCAAATGTCTGAATATGACTTCTAGGGGATAAAGCAGAGCATATAGAAGTTCACTAAGGAACTGTTCAAAATCAACATCAAGTAAGCTCATGGTCATTTCCTCTTAAAGATCATCAGAACCATCAACCAGACCAGATTATAGGTTATCAAAGCCTGGACCTTTGGCGGCATTGAATTTACTACAGGTGCAAATATGGAAGCAACAATAGGGTTGTACCCCTGCATTTCTGTACTTGAATCCAGAAGGTAAACGTTAGCACTATTTACAGAATCGTTGAGGGCAGTTACAGGATACATCAGATAGGTGAATCCACTCTCAGCAGGTCCGAATAGGTAATCTCCTACTGTATCAACAGAACCATAGTATCCACTTAGAAATGTAGAATCATATGATCCGGTTTCGTTGTTCTCTTCTGTTCCGTTCTGGAATGGATTTTCTGGCATTTCCGGAGGGTCCAGAATAGGATCATCAGGTTCCTCCGGTTCTTCGGGTAGTGTCTCATTATTGGTATTGTTTGCAGAGGATGTTACGGAGAGAGTATCAGTTGCCAGGATGGTTTCTGTTTCTTCTATTACAGCTGACAGACCGGACCATGTTTGTGTTACTGTGTAGACCTCTACCAGAGAGGCTTCTACGGTATCGGGATATGATGGAAAGGTTGGTGTTTGAAATTGCCTGGTGCCTGATGAAGATCCCAGGGTAAAAGGCATAGTTACCTGAACAGGCTCGGTGTCATAGTCGAACTCAAGATAATAAGAGTAGTCGTGATCAAGAGTTACTGTTGCATCCAATTCATGATAACTTTCCTGCAGGTCATCGATAAAATAGGACACATCTATCCAGGTGTCAGGCTGTTCTTCATCGTAGGCGAATTCTACAAGGTTATCATTGGGTTCGGGTTGAGAATCGATAACAACGGTTTCATTTAGCAAAGTACATGTTATTCGCTTAGTATCGTCATCGTACTCATAACAATACAAATACATATATTGTCTATAATAGCCAGCTGGTAATCCGCTTCTTTGAAATGAGACGTTCCAGGTCCCATACAAATTTTGTTTGCTAGCAAGCCCGTAATATGAACCAGTTGCAGTATTTTGAAGTCCTAAAATCACATAAGCATTCTCAGGAGTTCCAAGTGGTTTTGCAGTATTGAACTTAATATATCCGGTTATGTCTCCTTCGAGGTATTCAGTTTGTGAACCATGCACATAAGAACTGTCAGAATATCCCTCAGAACTTGATTCTTGTCCGTAAGTACTTTCATGATAAGTGATAGTAGAAGCAGAAGCAGGAACAATCAGGAGTAAGAGAGCCAGTAAAAAGAGCATTGGCTTGGTGGTTGGCATACGCTGGCCCTCTCATTGAGTGGAGTTAATTAGGTTTCCAGGAAGCGAGCTCTTTAATTGCCTGCTTTGCATCAGTGTCCTTGCTCAATGCATCAAGCATATTGTTGAAGATCTCCGGCTTGATTATGCCCTTATGGTCTGTAATGGTACTCACGTCTATTTTCGGACCATATTTTACAACCTCATTTTTGTCGTTGGTGAATTCACCTGGGGCTTTTATGTCAATGGAACCGCCCATGAAAACTAGTGTTTTAACTTCTTTGTCTTTCATCATGTTACCCTCCTTCGGGTAAATCATGATATCTTGGGAATTGTACTTAAACAAGAATTTTTATTGAAAATAGTTATACACATTAAAGGAATTAAAGAAGAGAAAAAGTAGGGAATAAAGTTTGCTCCCACCATAAAAATACAATTTTTATCTTTCAAAAGCAGTAACCATATCATTTATTATACTTTTTACCTCTTCTGCTGTTAATTCAATATTTCCATTCTTTTGCATATCGCCTAAGTAGCTTTCCAATTGTCTTTTAAGCATTTTTACATCATATTCATCAAAAATACTCACTATGAGCAATGAAATAGAGCCAATTAATCCAAAGGAAAGAAGAACCATATCATACATTGAATTTGTTTCTGTATGCGTATATCCTATTATGATTATTCCAAAAAAAGCCATTAAAATAAAACAAATCATAGATGTGAAAAGAATTGCTCGAATTAATCCATAAAATACAGTAAACTTTCTATTCTGAAAAGTAAAATTTTGTCCAATATCTAACAATGGATTATCTTTATTTTGATACGATTTATGGTAATAACCAATAGCAAAAGGAACTGAATAACTTGTATCGTATTTAGAAATAAGTCTATCTAAATATTCAGGCGATAAATTGCCTTCTATCCTCTTAATAAAGGAACAAACTGCAGCTGAATTCCAATTCAAAAGTATTAGGTACTCTTTCAAAGCTACCAGTGTTCCATATTTATAAATGGACGAGTTATGTAACAGGTTTATTTGAACTGAAGGAGTTAAAAAATCATTATTCTTTAGATTAAAAAGAAGTGAACTCAGTTGTGATTTATTTAATGAGATTACTTTTGAATAGAATTCTAAATCTTCTTGATCAATATCACCTGATTCTATTTTGTAATAAACAAATTCACTTCTCTGAAATATCCTTCTTACAAAATTATTAACTTTATCAATTGTACGCAATAAATCAAACAAAAAGTAAAGAAAGAAAATAATTGGTACTTTGTAGATACCTACAAAAGAGACAAAATTATCCTTTATAGAATCATTTACTATGAAAGATGTATTTTCATACAATACGCCAGCAGTTAAGAAAAAAAGTAAAAGTGCATTTACACCTCTATGAGATATCCCTTTACCTTTTGTAAAGTACCTCGATGACTGAATGATTAAATTATATATATACGAAAAAATATCAGTGTCAATATATACAGAATCTTCGATTACATCTTCTTTTTTAATATTGTCATCTGATTTATCGCAAATATTTATTTCCTTTTCCTCACTCACAAACTAAATTGAATAGCCTAATACATAAAATTATCTAAACAATTCTATTATATTTTTGTATATCTTGATGAATATACCGTTCTTGCTGACTTGTGCAGACTTCCGCTCTCGGAGGGCTCGGTCTGTCGGCCCTCCTCCGCTCTCAGTCTTGCTATCATCACGGGATTGCGGGCTAATGGATTGCTACTTTTTGGACTTCGATGTGTGCCGGATGCAGAACTAGGGCATTTTGCAAATGCCCGAATTATGATAAATGTATGACTAGGACTAATCAAATAATTTTAGATAATTTACTTATCAATTCGCTTGCATTATCCTTTGATAAATCTGTCCAAGGGATTTCTAATTCTCTACAATACTCATGTATGCATTCTCTTTTTTTTGCAAACATTAATGATTTTCGTATGTAGTTTTCTTGTCTAAAAGTCATTTTTTCCACTTAACCACCATTTAATAATAAATTTCTATATCACCTCCTTATTAAATTACATCAATATTTACAACTTTTGTTTTATTTGTTTAATGAAGTTTGACACCATATTTTGCTAGATACTTCTTGTAGCAATCATGGCACCTATACTCTTTTTTATTCCACGTTACACTTAAATTTCGAGCAATTGATCCACATTCACAGATTTTATTTTCTTCTTTCATATTGTATGCCTCACACGTTTAACGTTGTAATCTTGAAACTGTCGGGAGGATCTCGCAGATCTCCCAGGAATAAACGCCGCTTTTTCTGCGGTATTGTATCATCTTTCAAAATTCGAGAGTATTCACTAACCAGGTAGTAAACATAGTCAGCATTGCTTTGATTTTTAATTGATTTTAGCCAGGCATCCAGGCATTCACCGGTAAATTCATCATAGGCTATAAAATCATTAATTGGCAGATATCCAAGATCTCTTAATTTTTCGTTAGAAGGAGCCTCTTCACCGAGATAACAAAGTTCTCCATCTTCGCCAACGGTATAAGGTTTAGTTCTTTTTTCATTCAGAACGTGGAGTACTGCAGATTGTATGTCCTGGATCTCTTCCGGTGTTAAGTATTCTTCAGGCTTCCAGTTGTGGAGATCTCCGAAAACGTCTGCAGGTTCAAAGCGTGATTTTCCGGCATTGACCAGTATCCCGCAGTGTGTTATCAGATATCGAATGTGTTTAACTACATCACGGACAGAATCAAGAGTATAAGAGCCATCATTAGCCTGTAATTTGGTTAGAACGATGTTTTTGTCACCGGTTATTTTCTGATGACCTGGGAAAAGGAGATAATGAACATGAGGGGAGAAATTGACGAGATCACGCCAGGACTTAAAATCAGTTTCAAGGTAATTGTTAATCGTATCAATGGAAGATGGATTTAAGATATAATCCCAGAAACCACCAGAAGTTGTATCTTCACCACACAGAGCCCGAATAGCTTTTTGAACTCTCTTTTTAATCCTGAAAGGGTGATCAAGTTTAAATCCGGCAGTGACACCAGATCGTTTTAGTCTATCTTTTGCATTTCTCCGGAAAGCTCGAAGGTCTTCCAGGGTTAAATTATATGCCTGGTCATTTGACATTGAAGCTACAGCTCTAAAAGGTCTGTCACCAGTTACCAGGGAATAGCATTCCAGGAGAACAGCATATTTGAACACTTCCGAATCTACCTTTAAACGATAGCAAGAAGGACAACGCCATAATTTACAGGATACTATCATCTCAATAGCACTATTTCCGGAGCTATGCAGATAGCCAATAAATGGCATATGGCAATAATCCGGCTTTTGTCCCTGTCCCGGAACGGTGAAATTTCCTGTATTCAGCACCGAGCTTTTTGGGTCGAAAATTTCGTCATTCCTGGCCTGATAGTCAAAATCTAGTTCAGGCTGCATTCAGTACTCGACAGGTTTTAAGGTTGCATGTGACCGATCAGGGGATAGATCTATTTTTACCAATGGTTGCAATAGATTCCCTTTAAAGTCAGTGATTCCCAGAGCAACAGCTAACTCTTTAGGAATACAAACAGACAATCCTCTATCATTCCGTCTAATGGAATAGAACTCTCGAACCATGCTTCAGGCCCTCCGCGCGAGTGACTGAGCAAAGCTAAAGCTAATGCTAACAAAATTTATGAATTTCATTCTAACGTGTCCCTTATATGCTTGTCAGAGTTGCCACACTCTAACAAGAAAAAATTACGAAGACAGATATTTAAACGTTTGGATTTTGAACACATATGGTAAAAAACCGAGAAGTACTAAATAGTCCTAAAAAAACATGAATGAAACTTATATATAGACACAATAGATATTATGAAATACCTTCTAATGTGGCATGCCTGCGCCAACAGGAAGAAAATGAACCGTCTATTCTTACGTGTCCAGACGTGTTCCAAGATTGCTATAATCGAGAAGGTGCGCGGGATTTCTGGGAATCATTATGATGATTCTCAGACATCAC